AAAAAATCTAAGATCAGCAATGCTTTTAGTTAAAGGAGCTTCTGCTTGTGCAACGACAGCACTCCCACCAGTTCCCAAAAGTTCAACAGCGATGATTGCGTTAATATTCGCATCAGCTTCTAAAGCAGTTTTTACGAGAGAGGCTGTGGATGTGATTTGTGCAGATCCGTTTGTTGCAGTGCTAACAGTGATCACATAAGGATCATCTTGAGTTCCTTCACCTTCTAAGGTAAGAGCAAGTGCTGCGTTGTTTGTTCCTGGATTGACAATAGCAAACCTTACCCAAGTTGCAATTGCCTTGGTTAGGATTCGTAACCCTGCATTGCCAGAACCAGATTCTAATTTATCAACTACAGCATCGGCACCGACTACAGAGATACCTTCACCATCTGCAACAAGTGCAATACCGAAGCCGAAAGGAACTCGACCAATAGCGACCTTGCCACCAACTCGATATAAGCTTGCAGAGTCTCTAGCAACTGTTCCAAATAATCCGGCTTTCTCATTATAAAGTCCGCCGTCTGGCATCACTCCACTGATTGCAAGAGTAACTCCTGAGAACAAAGCAACTAAATCGCTTTTTTGAAATGGGATGTATTGGCCAAGACTTTCAGGTGCGATGTAAAGGCACGAAATCCCAATCAGCGAAAAGAACAGAATAGACGTTAGAAAAATAAGACTTCGTTTCATTACACTTTCTCCTTAGTTTGAGCCATTTGAAGGCGGTCTTGTTTGATTTTGGCAATCTCTTGATCTGCATCCAGATTAGCCTGAGTATGGCCTTTGCCTTCTTTGCCCGCAAGGTTTCGAGTAGCTGCACTTTGACGGGCAAGTTCCATGGAGGCCTCGTAACGAGCGTTGAGATTTACGTCGTCTAACGAATCCAATTTCACGCCCTCGGCTGGTGGCATGAGTTTGGTCACGACTAAGAGTTTTATCTCTCTTTCTGTTAAAGAATCTGTCTTTGCTTCCGGATCAACAGAGCGAACAGAATCAATTAGAGAAAGTCTTCGACGTGCTATGGAATCTTGCGTTGCAGGTGAAAGTGCCTGCTCTAAAATTGCTCTTGTTGCTTTCAAAGTTTCTTCGAGAAGTTTCACTTGGTCTTGCAAGGCTTTTATAAGAACACTATCATTGTTTGTTGGAGCTGGTGTCTGAGTTGGAACCACATCATCCTTCTTTGGTTCCTGTGCATTAGGTTGAGCAGTTTGTTTTGTTGGATCTTCGACAGTGCCATCTGCACTATCCAATTTCACTCCAACACTCTTTAAGAACGCTTCGGCCTTAGCCAAAAATTCTGGTTTCTTCATTCGTTGGTTTTCCTTATCGTTGGAATCGATTCGTATGGCAATGTTTAGGTCTGGATTTGCATGATCTAGATAGGCTCGCACCTCAGAACCTGCACGACCTTTGATAACATGGGCCAAATGGTTAAATCGAATATTCGTCTGTCGAACATCATACGGCTGTCCCTTATACTCTCCAGGTGTATCGTCGATTTTACATCGAGAACCAACACTGACTTCGAGCTTCTCACCCCTTAACAATGAAGCTTTTAAATCTTCATCCCAAACTGTTTCATTGCCCCAAAGGATTTCTCCTTCGCCGACTTCGATAGAATCACCTAATGCACCTTTGGCAAAACGAGTCGCATTGGCAGTTGTTAGGAGTCCTTGATTTTCAGTTACTGGGGGGTGATCATCTGTGGCAGGAATACCGCGAGCAGAAGCAATGGCGTCCTCAGAAAATAAATCTTCCGGGAGTTTCGCTTCACGTCTGATGGATCCGTTCAGATGGTAATAAGGAAAAACACCAGCACGAGCGAATGCAACGCGGAACCTGAGAAATTGTTCTTTCTCAGAAGAGCTAACGAGCTCTACCGTAGCACTGTCATATCGAATCGCTTCTGGTGATGTTCTCATCTGAATCAATCATACGATTGATTTGATTTAGAACCAAGGTCGCCTTACGTTAAGGAGAGAGGAGGTTTCGAGTGAGGAAAAATTTTGGAAAAATCAAAGGTAGAGAGCATTAGAATTTTCAGAATCAAATTTGCTTCGAATTTCAAGATCAACTTCCATCTGTCCAAGCTCTGCAAGATTCCAATCGACATACTCAGTTGCTTTTTCTTCTCCCATTTTCAGAACAAACATAACAGATGCAATGAGTTGATCTCGTGAAAATTCAGATTCACCAAGCTTGTCAAAAATTTTGAGAGCTTGTTCCTCGGTCAGAGATTCTTTAATTTCATTTGGGCTCATTTTAGAATTCCATGTTCAGTAAATAATTTCTCCAAAACTTGTTCAACCTTTTTAAAATCGTCGTCATCCCAATAATGAGAAATAAAATTCATTTCTTCCTTTTTGCGAATTTGGCGAAGTAGTTCACTTGAACCCAATTTTCGAGCTATATACATTTCATGTGCTCTGGCGAAAAACTCTTCCTCGCTCAAAAGATAAGGTAGATTATCTCTTAATTTTTTTGGTAAGGTGATAATTCCTCCTGAATTTTTGACAATGCCTGTCTTATATGCCATCTTCAATTTATCATAAAGCTTGGTGCCGATAACAGCTGTTTTGAAACTAGCGAGAGCGGCAGATTTCGTTCCAAAGGTTCCACTTGGTCCCAACATTTGAAAGTCGACCATATGACCAAATTCATGGATGAAGGTGGACTGAATAACATCCGTAAAAATTGGTGATGGATTTAAAGCAATAACAGAATTATTCGGATCATAATATCCAACCACATTCTTTTTTTGATACGTCTGATTCATCGTATTGATTTTTAAAGATGCCATGCTCACGGGAACTTTATATACATCTGCTAAATCTTTAACTGACTGACTAACCTTTGGAACGAAAATTTCTTTAGAGTTAAATTGAATTTTTTCAACTAATAAATTGCTGGGATTTGGTTCTCTCGATTGAACCTGTATCGATTGTTCGGTGGGATTATTTGCCTTTTTTTCTTTTGGTCCACGCGCAGGCTCTGCCCAACACCGACAACCCCATTCGTCTCCAGGTTTTGTCCGCACTAGTCCTATACCTTTTCTATTTACAAAAGGCAATTCATCCCAACTGAAATATTTATCTTGTAGATGGGAGTGAGTATCACGAACCCTTGAGTCTTTTTGTGTTTTCCAGATGAAGCCTGGAAAGCCTGCGGCTGATTGGCGGATCTTACTCTGTTCACCAAAGAAATTCTTCGCCTGATCCTTTGCCCAAAACTCAGCTCTTGACTGAGAAACATCAGTTGTCTCAGTAATTTTCTTAGCAATGTCTTGGTAGGAGGTTCCGTTTCTAATTCCGTCTTCAATTTGCGATTGAACATCTGAGAAATGAGTTTTAAAAGCACTCGAAGCGATCTTTCTATTTTTGCTTATCGTCTCATTTACTCGATCCCAGATCAGAGGAGATTCATTCGTTGGCAATGTCACTGCCGGAACTCGAAATTGGGAGCGATCACCACCGCTCACTCCTGCTCTTGGAGGACTTCCCATCATTTCATTTTGTCCTTGAATGAGCGCACCTGTTTTGTCGCGAGTCCAAGCATCGATTTGATGGATGTTGCGTTTGATTTGAGATTCAAATTTTGGTCTCGGAGGAAAATCTCCATACTCATCTCGAAGTGCAAAGAGAGATTTGAGTAAATCAGAGACATCATGTTTCACTTCGGTATGATTTTGACCAGGTTGAATGACTGAATCTAGTCTTGGATCAGAGTTTGGGTTCTCGCGAATGTATTTTTTAGCAAGAGAAAGGAACTTTCGGTTTAGTTCAGCGGCAAAGACTCCAAATTCATCTCGAAACAACTCACCATATTGCTGTTCCAAGGCCAAAGGATACATGATTTTACCCCTTTTCTGGCGATTCGAGACATAATGGTCTTAAACCAATAACTGGAATGCCTCTAGAAACCCAGCAAAGGTGTTTAGTTTTGTTTAGTAATTCAAAACCCATACCTTTACTACCCCCTGACAATAAAACGGCGGAAAAGGGCATTCCCTGCGTTTTTTGAAAATCCAGAAAACCATCATTTCTCATTGTTAAACGGTCTCAGGTAGTTCTGGCGTCCCAAATTTGAGTCCATTGTTATTTTCAGATGTGTAATCAGAGAATTTTTCCATCTGTGGAAATCTCATTTGCTTCGTTGAGTCCGCGCCTAGCACTCCAGTAGTGATGTATATTTGATCTGCTTGTGCATTTTTCAAATACGTGTCTGCCTCAGAGTTCGGTGTCGCTTTGTAGAGAGGTTTAAATTTGAATTCCCAATCGAGCGCTTTATAGTTTCCACCGAGCAGTCGATAAATTTCACCTTGAGTGGATCTAATTTCTAATTCTATGAATCGATTGATGATTGGCCTTACTTCCAACTCGCGAAATGTATGAACCATTTCATTGTAACTGATATCATCTCCATCAGATCCACCGCCAATGTTGATTACTGATTGAGTCTTCCCTAAAATTTTGGATTTTGGAATTTTAGAAAGACCAGATAAAACTTCAAAAACGAAATTAAGAAGACTATCCAAATTGGAATCTGAGATTCCAGTATTGCCAAGCCTTTCAAGAGATTCTTTTTCTCCTAACATCGCAGTTGATTGAGTTGAAAGTGATCTTCTCATTAAACGAAGGTAGTCCATCATTTGTTGTGGAGAGGAATCAATTTTATCTGTTTTCAAAACTTTGACTGCGAGCTCGAATAACACCGAAGTGACAGACCAAAGAGCCGTATCGATTGCCATGATACCGTCATAGATTTTTTCTAATACAGATACACCGCGCATGTTATCCCAAACCCAACTGTTCACTAGCCAATGGAATCTTGATGGATCGAGAGTGGTGCCTCCAATGGAAATTGATGGTTCATGCCAGAGGCTAGATAGCGGATCATAGGAAAGACGATTCACTGAATAACGATCCGGCTCAATTACATTTATGAATTGTAATTTCCGAATCGTGTCTGGCATTTTTAGTGCCAACTGAGAATCTGTTTGTGGAAGGTCTGCAAGAATTCCCCAAAACAAAAGTGAACCATTGGAATGTAACCTAGAATTTCGAATGTGTTCACGAACGCGACCCATCAGTTTCATTTCTTCCATACGATTCAAGAGAATCCTTGAAATTCCTAATGTCTTTTCACCGGTAACTAAATTATCTTTATCGCGATTTGTTTGTAAGTCGATTCCTTCGCGTGTGGCATCATCAGCCACTGAGTCGATGATGTTCGCTATGAAACCATTTGACTCATAATATTTCCGAGCTTCCGAAGGAAAAAATCTTGTTGGATTCGGAGCTGTGTCTCTAAGTTTATCTCGTCCTAAAATTCCTTTCCCTGTTCCAGTATGAATTAGCGTGTCAAGCCTAGACTCCATATCATTTGTTGATGGAATAATTTTTGCTTCACGATTTTGTTTATTGTTTTTGGATCTTCTCACCAATCACCTCCGAGAAGTAAGTCGAAGAAATTCATTCTGTTTTTGATCGATTTTGCTTTTATTCCAAAACCTAGAATTTTTATAAGACAGGCTAAAGTATCAGGCGCATCATCATGTTTTACGAGTTCAGTATATTTTAGAATTTGTTTGATAAATTCAGAACTAACGGAATGACTGAATCGGATTTTCGGCCAATTCAACTTCACATAGTTCTCGATTCGAAATTCTTTTGAATCAGAAGAGTAATGTGGCTTCACTCTGAGTCCTCGATTTTCTAACTCAATGATCAATGCATCTTGGCCTTGGTTGATTTCTACATGAAGTAGTTCAATTCCAGATTGATGATAGTGCTTTTCAACTCGATCATAGGTAGATCGAAGATCAGATCTCCATATCTCTCCTTTTTTTAAAAAGAAAAGATCTTCGTGAACATTGCCGGCACCGAAACCATTAAAGTCTTTTTTCTTCGATTCCTTTTTGAAAGCAGGATCCCACCAACCAACCATCTTAAGGTCGTCAGGTGGCTCAGCAAAAACGGGATCGACAAACCAAGTTCCAACGGTGTCCATAGGGATCTGTTGATAAATTCCGCTAAATCTTTTCTCGTTGTAAAGAGCTCTGATCTTTTGCAAACGTTCAATTGGATATCGTTCTGGCCAAAGCGCATTGCCTTCTACATCTATGGCAGGCAATCGTAAAACTTTCCAATCGCCAATCGTTTCGAGTTTCATTCTTCGTCCTTATCTTCGCCTAAGAGACGGCCTGTGAGATCATTCCTAGTCCACCTCGTATGAACAATTAGAACTCTTGCGTCTGGAGCTAAACGAGCTTCCGCAACACTGAGATAGTTCTCCCATATTTTTTCATTCATCGTTTCCGATGTTGCTTCTTCCATATTTTTGTATGGATCATCTATGATAAGAAGTCCTGCGCCTTCACCTGTTAATCCACCGGAGAGACCAGCACCTATCACCACACCACCGGCGGTTGTTTGCCAATCACTCCGAGCTCTGACGTCATCTCGAACGGCAACATCAGGGAAGACTGCTGAGAAAGCAGGAGCTTCAATTCGGTCACGTATCCAACCAGTAAATCGTTCTGCTTTTTTATTTGAATATGATGCAATGATGACTTCGGTTTCAGGATGTTTTCCTAAAAACCATGTGGGAAAAATGCGAGTGCAAATTTGCGACTTACCATGTCTAGGTGGCAAATTTAAAATGGCTCGGAGTATCTTTCCTTTTTCCATATATTCTAATAAGTCGATGATGGTTTTGATATGCTTAGGTGATTGGAATTTAGGATCTATATATCTTGCGAAAGCGAGCAAAGACTTTTGACCAAATTCTTTTCCATAATGAATTCGATCATATTTTCTGATTTTGGAGAATCTTTTGGTTCCTTCCTCAGAAAGTTGTTGGTAGATATTTTTATCTATCGGTAACATTTTTTATAGAAGGAGTATTGGAAGAGGAAACGTGAATGAAATCATCTCGAATGATTTTGTTAATCTCGTCCCAATGTTTTTCAATCACTACAGACACAGGCTTACATTTCATGAGTGCATTGAAAAAAGATTGGATGAGCATCATTGGTGAAAGTTTGGAATCTTCTATGTCTGCAAGTTTGGTTTCAAATTCTGCCAAAGTCTTGAATGCATAAGCAGCACCTTCAAGCGTCTTGATGCCTGGTGCTCCTGCAGCAATCATCGAATCATAAATTGTATCTATGATTTTTTTAGTTCTCGAACGAATCTCTACTAAACGATTTTCTGCAACAACTTCGATTCGACTTTCAGCTTTCTGAGTGACAACCTTCCTTCGATCTTCCCAATTCATCCCAACTGAATCTTTTTTTGTAGCCCATGCTTGAACTGACTTAGCAGTAGTTCGTGTTCCAAATTCTGTTCGCAAAGCGAGTGCTATGGAATTATAAGATTCCCCACTAACCAAAAACATAAAGAAGGCACGTTCACGAATGATCTCAGGTGTCATCCAAACCTCTTCAAAAGTATTGGACCTACAAAATATATTAAGGCACCGAATAACAAAATGCCAACGAACCAATACAGAAAATCAATCTGACCTGCTTTATAGGTCAAGTTTTGGATTTCTTCTTGGTTCTCACCGGATTGTCTTCCTGTGATCTGAATCAAATTAGCCGCTCTTTCCAATTCGTTTGCAGTTGCGATTTCTTCTTCCGTCGCGTTCGGCTTTTCCTTTATCGATTTAGCTTTTTCTTTTAGAGAATTTGCATAGGCATTTGTAGCAGGCTCCGAAATAGGTAGACTGCTACATCCATTGGATACAAATAACAAAATCAAAATGGAATATACGATTTTCATTCTTGAATTTTATCTTGGAACTGTTTGGCTTTTTTATTATCCAACCAACGAAAGACGAGCGGAATGAAAACAAATCCAGCAAGTCCTGCTAAAATGATTTCATTTGTTTTTCCTAGAAAGCTTCCCTGGAAGAGACCAAATGTAGTTTCAAATTTTGGATAGTGTTGACCGGCAAAGATCATCCCGACTGACAAGAGTCTCCAAAAATCATTCTTAGTGAACATCGGTCGCTTGAGTTTTTCGATCTCAGCTTTTAATCTTGAAATTTCTTCTTCGCTCATTTTACTTTTTTCCTCACGTATCCAAAAAATCGCGGCTTATCTTCGGGAGAGCCCATCATCTTGTGCCAGTTGTTCATATCGTATCTGACATTGTTTCCGTTATGGTTTATATATTTGGTCAAACAGTCACCAAAGGGATCATCACAAATCCATGCTATTACGTTTCCATTCTCATCTAACACATATCCCTTAATCACAATAAGGTGGCCTCGACCTGACGGATACCAAGGACGAATCCAAATCGAACAGATAACAACAAATCCTAAATCAATGGACTCTTTTATCTTCTGTTCATTGTTTTTTGCTTTTTGATAAACGAATTCATACTCGGAATCTTTGAGGTAGAATTCGTTAAAAACTCTTTTATGTGCTTCCCAAAAGTATCTAGATTCTTTCTTTTCAAGGTTATCTATGACATTGATTTTATAAGTCAGTTCATCGATTATCGTTGGAAGTATTCCTGCATTGTGTAAACAACCTGAAAACATGGAACCGGCGGAGACGAAACATTCAGTCACCCTGTCAAAAAGTTCGGACTCTCGTTTGTCCATCTCCCC